AAGATGTGAACTTTATTAGACAATCATTTCCTGATACTGACTCAGCTTTTTATGGTGAGCCACAATACTATGCTGTTTTTGATAATAGTACATTTATTGTAGGACCTACTCCAGATGCTTCGTATGCTGCTGAGCTTCATTATTTTTATTATCCCGCATCTATTACTACTGCAAGTACATCATGGCTAGGTGATAACTTTAGTTCTGCATTATTATATGGTTCATTACTAGAAGCTTACACATACATGAAAGGCGAGCAAGACATTATTAATCAGTATCAAAAGCGATATGATGAAGCTATGATTCTATTAAAACAACTTGCTGACGGCAAAGACCGCCAAGACTCATACCGAAGCGGACAAGTAAGATACCCGGTTCGATAAAGGATACTAAATTGGCAATCTCACAAACACTAGCAACAAGCTTTAAAGTTGAAATTTTAGATGGTATACATAATTTTGGTGTAGGCGTTATTCGTGCATCTACTGCAGCTGACACTTTTAAAATAGCCCTATATTCAACTCTAGCTACGCTTGACGCTGCAACAACAGTATATACAACACTGAACGAAGTTACAGGTACAGGGTATGTAGCAGGGGGTAATACATTAGTTATATCTCAAGCTCCAACATCAACAAGCGCTGAAACAGTGGCATGGTTAAACTTCGCTAATTCAAGTTGGACTAGCGCAAGCTTTTCAGCAGACGGTGCTTTGATATATAATAGTACTCAAGGTAATAAAGCAGTAGCAGTATTAAACTTTGGTAGCACTAAAACCGCTACCTCGCAAACGTTTACAGTAACATTCCCAGCATCTACATCGGACGCTGCAATTATAAGGATCACATAAATGACAACAGTATCTTCTGTTTTTTCAGAAGCACCGCAAGTAAGAGTAAGTAATGTAAGACCGTTAGAAAAAGATTTATATAAGATGATGTGGGACATACCAGAATATAGAGCAGTAGCTCCTGGTGAATTCATCGCACAAGAATTTTTGAATCAAGCTAGACCTCCTAAAGGGGCGTCAGTATTAGACTTAGGATGTGGCACTGGACGTGGCTCTCTTAACTTAGCTTTTTTTGGTGGCTTAAATGTCACTATGGTTGACTTCGCAGATAATTGTTTAGACGAAGATATTCGACCGATGTTAGAAACACAGAAGCATGCACTAAGGTTTGTAGAGGCAGACTTATCTGAACCTTTACCTGTTAAAGCGGCTTATGGATTTTGTACGGATGTGATGGAGCATATAAGACCTCATCATGTAGATAAAGTATTAGATAATTGTTTGGCTGCTTGCCAGCATGTTTTCTTTCAAATTGCTACTGAAGATGACATCATGGGTAAAGTAGTAGGACACAAGCTTCATTTAAGTGTGCACCCATATGAGTGGTGGCTAAAGAAGTTTATTGAACGAGATTGCGTTATTCATTGGTCTAAAGAGTCTGATGGATATTGTTTGTTTTATGTAAGTGCTTGGATGAAGGGTGAAGACGTTGTTGATAGAGGTGTTATTAATACCGACGAAGAAACTATCAAAGCAAACGTAGAATACAACATTCAAAAGGGTTTTATGCAGGTTCAACCTTACCCTACGAATGACCAAGAAGTTATGATTGTGGGCGGTGGACCATCATTGAATGAGCACCTTGAAATCATTAGACAAAAGAGGGCTGATGGTGTTAAACTGATCGCAATTAACGGGGCTTATAAATGGTGCCTTGATAACGGTATTACGCCTTCTGCTATGGTTATGGTAGATGCTAGACCTTTCAATGCACGATTTACTCAACCTGTAGTAGATCATTGTAAGTATTTTATTGCTTCTCAATGTGACCCTACTGTGTTTGATGGGCTTCCAAAAGACAGAACTTATATATGGCATACAAGCGCGGAATTGCTAAATGACATATTAGCTAAGCATTATAAAACATGGTATCCAGTTCCAGGAGGATCAACAGTCCTTTTAAGATCAATACCACTATTTAGAATGTTAGGATTTAAGCAGTTTCATCTCTTCGGATGTGATTCTTGTTTAAGTGATAAAGAAGTTCACCATGCATATGAGCAACAAGAAAATGATGGACAGCCGATCATACCTGTAAACGTGGGCGGGAAAATATTCAGCTGCAATCCGTGGATGATCTCTCAGGCACAAGAATTTATTGATTTGATTCGTATGCTAGGGGATGAAATAGAATTAAACATTTATGGCGGGTTACTCCATCATATTTTAGAAACAGGCGCTTCATACGCCGACATAAAGGAGATTTAATATGGCTGCATCAGCATGGCAATTATACAATAGTGCCAAAAAATATATAGGTAACGGAACGATCACTCTCGGAGCTGGCGTATTCAAAATGTTATTAGCGAGAACTTCAAGTAATGCATCAACATTTACTTTAACTGCATACTCACAAATAACAGCTGAAATTTCTGCTACAGGTGGTTATACAACAGGTGGTAAAAACTTAGTACCAGCAACAGCATACTGGACAGTAGGTGCTTCAGCGAAACAAATGAAGTTCACTATGTCTACAGTAGGTTTAGCATTTACAGCTTCTGGTGCTTCATTGACTAACATTAGATATGCGGTTCTACGTAACTCAACTGGCGCTGGCGCTGGTAGATTACTATGTTTCTGCCAATTATCATCTAGTCAGTTTACTGTTACATCACCTAATACATTGACAGTTTTACCCGCTGCTACCGGCATCTTTACTTTAACTTAATCAACGTTAGGATAGGGTAAATGTTTTCTAACGTACCTTTTTCGGGTGGAGCATTTTCTGCTGACGAAGGGTTAACGAATACAAACATAACCCCGGCGGTTGGTACTCTATTAATATCAGGGATAGCGCCTTCTTTACTTAGAGGGCAAGTAGTAATTCCTAATGAAGGTACCTTAGTATTAGTAGGACAAAATCCTGAAGTTGTTAGCGGTACAATAATAACCCCCACAGGTGAAACGCTACTTATAGGTTCAGCACCAAGTGTTGTAGTAAGTGGTAATGTAGTTACACCTAATGTAGGTGCGGTAGTATTAAATGGTTTAGCACCTAGTATTCTACGAGGTTCTGTAGTTATACCAGATTCAGGTCCTGTAGTTATTGCAGGTGAAGTACCTAATGTTATACAAGGTACAATAATAACGCCTAGTGTAGGCACAACAATACTAGCAAGTGACGCCCCAAGCGCAGTTTTAAGTAATATAATAACTCCTAATGTAGGCGCATTAACCCTAGTAGGTAGTGCTCCAAGCTTAGTTACAGGACAGGTAATAACACCGACAGGTGAATCTTTAATTATAGGTTCAGCACCAAGTGTTATAGTAAGTGGACAAGTTATACCGTTAGTAACAGGCGCAGCCGTTATTACAGGTGCGGCACCAGTGATAGAAAGAGGTTCTTTCATTGAACCCGGTGTTGGAAGTTTAAGTATTGTAGGCTCACCACCTGATGTATTTAGAAATATTGATGTTCAACCTGATACAGCAACATTAACTTTAGTAGGCACGGCACCCGAGGTAATAAGTGGCAAGATTGTAACGCCAACAGGCGCGTCAGTATTAATAGGTTCAGCACCTAGTATTGTTGTAAGTGGCAAAATTATTACACCCGCAAGAGGAACATTAGCTCTTATAGGAGCGGCTCCAGGTGTAGCACAAAGTAAAATATTAACGCCTGGCACAGGAACATTGGTACTCGTAGGTGGAACGGCGACTGTAAGTAATCCTAATTGGCAGACAATAAATACGTCTCAAACACCAGGTTGGAATACAATAGGTACATCGCAAACACCAGGTTGGGGTACAATAAATACAGCGCAAACCCCAAATTGGGTAAGAGTCGCAGCATAAAATAAAGGATAAATATGGCTCTTGTATTAAAAGATAGGGTAAAAGAAACAACGACAACCACAGGTACGGGCACCTTAACATTAGCGGGTGCAGCAACTGGGTTTCAAGCATTTTCAGTGATTGGTAATGGTAATACTACTTACTATACAATT